CTGCCGTATTGCCGGGGTTGAACTTCAGGCGCTCCGTCCCCGAAGCTGCTGATGTCGCCCCGTTCTCTATACTAAGCTGGGCTTCCGCGCTGTTGTCGCCTTCAACCGTATACCAGTTCATCAACTGGGAAAGCTGGGAATTGATCATCACCCTGATCCCGGCTACCCATCCGATGCTGATACTCCCGGTCCCGGTGTTGCTGGTGCTTACGGAAGACACCACCCTGAAATAACTGGAGCCGTTAACCGTTGTAGAGCTTGGCCCCGTAATGATTTCCGTCTGCGCCTTGTTCTGGTAATCGGTTCCCTTGACGGTAAAGGTAATCCCGCTGTCGTTCCCGTTTGACGTTATGCTGCATGTTCTCATTAAAGAGCCGTGATCCACATAACCATAAGGGTCTCCCAGCAGAAGGGATGCAATCGTATCAGTGGCGTACACATTGGTAACCTGTGTCCACATGTTGGTGGAAACCGTATAGGTGTTGTTCGGCCCCGTGATCTCTTCGCTCTGCTCCACGCCGTTAACCCCCAACCCCTTGATGGTCAGGGTAATGGCCGAGTTGTCGCTGCCCGAATAGAAGGCAAGTGTGCGGGGGACCGTATACTTAACATACGAGAGACGGGTCACCGGATTCTCCGAGGAGTCAGCCCCGTTGATGTTCATGGCCCCGGCTCCGCTTCTGCTCTGGCTCTGGCAGATACCGTCACCGTCCCCGGCTGTAGCGGCCCCTCCCGAGAGGGACATATAGAAAGGAGTAGCAACAGACTGGGCGTCCGCTATGGTATCCACGTCCGCCGCCGGGTTGCTGGTGCTTTCAGCAGTCGCGGTGTAAGTGTAATTGTAACTTTTTAAAAGTGTCATGTGACTATCCTAACCTGTTTTGGAAGTATTGAATAGGGCGGAAAGATCATCAACCCGTTTTTCCAGAGAACGGATATCCGCATAGATACGGCCCGGATCAATCTTGTCGAGCTTGGTATTCATGGATTGTACCTGAAAGTAGGTCTTGGCCGCAATCCAGCCAAGACCCCCAAGAGCAACAAGCATGGGCCACAGAACTTCTATAACGTCTAGCTTGCCCACGACCTGTCTAGGTCAGGTTGATATTCTGGAGATACCAGACAGTCAAAACACCAACGCCAGTGCCGCCCGCAACAGAGTCAACGGAAATGTTGACATCGGATGTCCCGACATCACGCCAGTTGGCTCCGGTGCCTGTGGTCCCGGCTGTCATGTTCACCAGACCAACCGCCGACACGACCATGCCGTTGACATAGAGGTCGGTGGTTGAACTGTCGCCTACATCCAAGGTGTTGGTGCCGCCGTTCCAGACTGTTGTTACAAGACACTTGATGTCTATGATCTGGCTGTTGGCGGGAATAACGATGCTTGTACTGGCAGATGCAGCCGCCTCGGTAATAGCTTCCGATTGGGCCATTACAGTAAACCCGACATTTTTCATGTCGGTGCCGACTGTGGTGCCTGTGGTGTGGTAGATGTTTCCTGCTTTTATGGGGCCGGAAAAGGTAGTTATACCCATTACTTTCTCCTATGAGAGATATCCCCGGAGTCTTCATAGCGTCTGCTGGGCCAGTCGCCGGGGGGATGAGTCCCAGAAGTGAAAAGGGGGAGATGCGGCTCCCCCCTTCCGGTTGGTATTAACCTCCTTCGGAGGCAAAGATCCCGAGAGGATCGGAAACACCAAAGGCATACCTTGCCCGTGCCTTGTAACGAACATTGCCGGTATCGAAGTCACCGTCCATGCTGGTCTGCAAGGGGACACGATCAAAGTGTTTCATGCCGTTTGGAACATCCGTGATGATATACCATGAATCAGTATCCGTGAGGAAGTGATTGACACGGTAACCTTCTGGAATCGTTCCGTTGGTACGGAGGGCGTTGATATCGTTATCAGCGGTCCCCGGCCTTCCTTCGGATTCCAGAATCCTCGTTGCCACAAACATGTTGTTCGCCGGAACAATCAGCTTGCGCGGTCTCGCCGCAATCAGAAGACCCCGTTCGTCCACCCATGCCGATATGGTGATCACAGCCGCTTCAAGGCTGGTCTCATTCAGATCGGTCTGTGTGGTAGGAGTGTTCTGGTTGGTCCCGCCCTGTGCTGTCGGGTGGGCCGTCGAGAACAATGCAACCCCGTCACCTGAATTAAAGGTGGCGACTGAGGGCAGGCCGTTGTTCAGAGGAACAGCCGACTTCACCTGTTTGGTGTAAGCCATGCCTCTGGCAAGAGCCTTCGTATAACGCGCGGAAAGCGAGTCATACAGGTTGTCTTCCATTGCTTCTTCAGTGATGGCAAAACCCATCGCAATGGTTTCCATGTTGTAACGAACCGAGAAGCTCTCTCCTGCGGTATCGTAAGTTATAGCCGAACCCTCGCTTTTGACGGGGGCCTGTCCGAAACCAGTCAGCTTGACCTCTTCTTCAAATGAGCGATCCGAAGATTCAGTTTCGTAAATCTCCGCGTCTTCATTTTCGTAAGTGTCGTATGTCAAACCAAACAAGGCATTGAGACCGGGAAGTAACTCCTTCAGCATCTGTGCGCGTGATATAGCCATTTGCCGATCTCCTTATGTTATTGTCGCAAGATCGTATGCATGGACACCCGCATTCCAAGTAACCAGAATATCGGGGTATGAATCAGCCCATGCCGCACCGGGAAGCTCAAGAAGTCCCAGTACACGAACGGCGAGTGTTGCAGTTGTAGCCGCATCAGCATCAACCCTCATCTTGCTCTGCCCGTTAACGGCGTTGGTAGCCGTGATGTTCACGAGCGGTGAGTTGAGGTTTTGATCTGTGGTAGCCATTGCCGCGTCAGCCTGTATTTTGAAGATAGCACGCGGATTATCCCAGACGTATATCTGTACGTCGGTATGTCCTGATGCTGTCATCGCACTGGCAGGCAGTGAGTTGGCAAAAGTTAATTGCCCCGAGCTTCCGTCTATATAACGGAAACCTGAAGCAACTCCAATGGGAGTCGTCGTGGCACCATAAGTTGTCGTCGGGGTTGCCGCAATGGCCGCTGCCACACCTGCCGCCATCGTCACTGGTTGCCCAGCATAAATAGCAGAGGTGTTGTTCGATCCGAGCGGATACATGGTTTGTCCACCAGTATTATAACCCTGACCAAGGACACCTACTTGAATCATCCCATAAGGAGCATCGGTTGAACCAGCCATGATTCTTCCTCCTTATAAAAGTTAAAAGTACAGCGGCTACTCGCCGCCAGTTCCAAAGTCAACCTTCGTAGATCTCTCCGATTGTAGAAGAGGCATACGAGGGTCATTTTCCCGCATATAATTATTATCAATCGAATCAATCTGCCTGTCAGATTTCTCTTTGTGGTAGTCGCCTCTGGCTTTCAGTTTTTCCGCTGGCATTTTACACAGGAGCAAACCTCCAACCTCAATGTTTCCTTCTCCTCCGAAGCGCGAGTCCAGATCGGACTGGATCATCATCTCGGGATGATCCGCTGCCTTGACTGGTTCCCAGCCGCTTCTGAGCTTCTTGGATACATTGGTATTGTCTGCCTGCCCTATAAGGGAAGTTCTAACCCACCTAAACACCCAGCCCTCTTGCGGATCGGGATCTGGGAGTACAGTCGGTGGTGACCATGATTCTGCGCGCGATTCCGTTTCTCGCGTCTCTTCCTTGCGGGACTCTCGTCCGGGGTTGGTGGTGTTCTTAACCATGCGCCATTTCCTTTGCTACCTGAGCCGCGTATTGCTCTTTGGTAAGTCCAAGCCGTTTGGCGAGATCGACCTGTGACCTCGTGAGTTGTACTTTGCGTGATTTCCCGCCAGAACGTCTGGCAGAAGCCACCACGGGTTGCGGGGGAGGTGATCCACGAGTTTCTTCCACTCCTCCGAACTGTTCAGGAAAGCGATCCTGAATGCGTCGATCCACTTCGGCATAGTAGTCGTCCGGCTTTGAAGTCGGGTCAATACCTGATCGAACCAGTTCTTCGTGGACACCATATGCAAATCCTGTCATCTCGACGTTTTTGTCAGGTCCGTTGCCGAACCATCTGTTCTTACTTAACCACTCTTTGGCTCGCGGGTCAACTGTTACCTGAGGCTGTCCCTGAGGAACTTCCGATGGGGTGTCAGGTTCGGTCACCCTGTCTTCCTGAGGTTTATACTGCTCGAACTGTTTCTTTTCCACAGCCGCATCGGTCATCCCGCGCTGGGCTTCCACAATCTTTTCGGTGTCGCCCTCCTCGTAGGCATCCCGGTAACGGCCTTCCGCCGCCGTCATTTCGGTATCCAGTTTCTGCTGGGTCACGCTGTAGAGAGCCTCGTTGCCCTTGGCTATNGTNGNNCGCAGACNGTCNCGCTCCTGCATGATCTGCTGGGCATACTTGACCGCCTCCTCGTTCTGGCGCAGGGCNGCTTCCTTTTCCCTGCGTTCTTCGTGGAACTCGTACTTCAACTGCTTGATGCGCTTCTGTACGTTCTCCGAATACTGGGCGATCTCTTCTTCGGGGATGTCGAAGTCCGCACCCTTGGAATCACGCGGGGTTACCCGGTCCTCCTGAGGGCGGTCGTCCACTTCCTCTACAAAGATCTCTTCCTCTTCTTCAATCTGCTCTTCAGCCTGTGTATTCTGTATCATGCTCTTTTATACCCCCGTGGATCTTCGACAACTGCTTCTACAGTGTCATCGTTAATAAGACGGAACTCTTTCCCGTGAATGCGGATGCGGGTTCCCTGATAAGCCCGGAACACCACAAAGTCTTTCACCCCGCACCACGGCCCGGTGGGGAACTTCGTCTTGTCTCCATAGGCATCGGGACCCATACTCACAACGTAGCCCACCACGGTGGCGACCTCTTCTATTTCCTGTAGGGAGTCCGGTTTGTAAATACCGCCTTCTGTTTTCTCGTCGATCTCGGGAAGAGCAATGAGAATCTTGTATCCCGAAGGCTTGGGTAACTGCGTGGCGCTACGGTGTTTCTCCAGATCCACCACGGAATCCGATTTGTCTTTTGTCATTCTTTCCTCGTGTGCTTGCCACTTTACAGGGCGTGACAGTTGCCCTTGCGCTAGTCCTCATCCGTGGTGATCCTTTCCACCAGATCGAGCAACTCACGTTCTGCGAAGGCCAGTCCTTCGATTTTGCCTACGACACTGCAATACTCTTCGTAGTTCTTTGCACCCCCGGTTGCCAGATGGTCTGCGGCCTCGTTCATCGAATCCCGCAACGCTTTCTTCAACAGGGTGTGGAGGGTGTCTTCCATTTTTATTTCGGCTTGGCCAGTATCTGGCCGTCTTCACTTACCATGTACCCGCCTGCGGTGGCACGTCCCTTGGGGCCGTAGACAATGGCCTCTTCCTTCTTTACCCGCGCCGCACGCTTGGGTGCCTTTCTCATAACCGGGGCCGCTTTCTTTTTGCCTGCCATAAATCTCACTCCTTCTTCTTCTGTAATATTTCACGGGCCATCTCTACGCCGAGCCGTGCGCCTTCCATCTTTTCCTTGGAGGACAGTTCTTCTGTCTTGGCGTCCACGTCCATAACAGTGGCGGCCAGCTTGGCCCCGATCTGTGCGCCGATGGTCTTCTCGGTAGAGGCGATGCGTTCAAGCTCCGTCCCCTCCTTGATCTTTGCCTTCTCCAGTTCGGTGTCGCTTCTGAGTTTGTCAGCCGCTGCCTTGCGCTGGACATCCATCTCACGGATCTCAAGCTCTTTCTCCTGCTGCTTAAAGACCGGATCTTCAAGCCGCTTCTGCACAAGCTCTTCCTGTGCCTCGGCCTGATCCTTGCGGAGCAGTTTGCCTGCGGCCTGTGCGATAACGCGGGAAAGCTCTGCCTCCACATCCCTTGGCAGAGGCTCTCCCTCCGGGGGCAGGGGAACCCCCATCTGCTCTTCTATCTGCTTCCTGTACTCGAAAGCCAGATGTTCACGTATGTGTGCTTCCGCTGCCGCCTCGATAACCTTGGCCATCGGAGACTGGGAAAGAAGCTGGAGTATCTTGGGGTCCTGTATCGCCGCCACATGAACCGCAATGTGGGCCTCGTGATCCTGATAGGCAAAGGCCTGCACCGGGCGGCTGTTGATA